AAAACGGCTTCGCCTTTGATACGTTCGCTCTCCTCTGTTTCGGCAAAGGTCTGTACATTGCTTATATTCTCTTGCAAGGTCGTGTCGGCGGCTTTGCGCTCCGTGGTCTCGGCATCTATATTCTCTTGCAAGGTCGTGTCGGCGGCTTTGCGCTCCGTGGTTTCGGTGGAAAGGTTGGCGGTGAGGGTTTTGATGTCTTTTCGTGAAGCGGAATAAATCTCGTTATGGTCGCCCATAAGTGCTATAATGCGGACGGTGGGTGTTATAACGCCGTCTTTTATATCCATATCGGGATAGTCATCGCAATACTCATCAAGGAAAGTAAAATAGGGTTCGTAGGCGTCACCGCTTGTGAGTCTAGGATATACCACGGGCGTTATTTTATGTTTTACCATCCAATGAACCCCCGATGACTGCGTACTTCTTACTAGTGCGAAAAATTGTTGCCCGCTTTCGATAATAGCTTTTACGTTGTTGCGAGTAGTTGTGTTTGTGAAGTTGTTATTATTTTCTAGTCCAAAGGTGTCGCGGATAGCATTCCCGTAATCGCTACTTGTGAGTTTGGAGAGAAATACTGTAAAATCAATAGGTGTTTGTGCGCCCTCTGCTACGCCATCTAGTTTGGTTTTATCCTCCGCGCTCATAAGCCCGTCCGCCGAGGTTGTGGCGGTGGCTTTCAGTGCATTTATTTTCGTTCGAAGGGTGGTATCTGCGGCTTTGCGCTCCGTGGTCTCGGCATCTATATTCGTTTGGAGTGTTGTATCGGCGGCTTTGCGCTCCGTGGTCTCGGTGGTAACGGTTGCCGCCACGTCTTTAACGTAATCAGTTATCCACGTATCTTCTTGCCTGCGGTCGGAAGTTTCTTGCGCGATGTCCGCAGTGGCTTTGTCAAGCTGCTGCGCCTGTGCTGCGCTCATTACGCCTGCTTCCTCACTCGTGGCAGCGGGCAGGGTAGCCGCATCGCCTACCTTTTTACCCGCTAGCGTGCGGAGTTGTAAGGTTGCTTCGTTTTTGTCAGTCACTACCGAAATCTGTTGTACAGCAAGGTTCATGCTGTTGCTGTTGCTCGCATCAACTACCACGTTTCCACAAGTCTTACCTGTAGCAACCCACTCTCCGTCTTCCGCACGGTACACTTCGCCGGGGACGGTGTCGCCAACAATCGCCCAAAGTCCGCTGCGCGGATTAGGATATGCTTTGGTTAGGTCATCAAGAGTTTTGAACAAGCCTTTACAAGCACCTATAATATTCCGCGCGTGAAGCCAACCCCCTACGTGCAAGTTCCCTTTTACTGTTCCACCACCATCGGCGTTTACATCGCCGCCAGCAATGATGTTGCGTCCTACCGCGAGGTCGCCATTTATAGATGTGTTATCGTATGCCATTGTGATAAAAATTGATTGGTGAGCGTGTTTTATTTGTTGGGGCGGAATGCTACTTAAGCAATCCTTTTGCTGTTTGCATAAGTGTGTTTATGCTATCGGCATTTCCGCCTAATACGGCAGCTACAAGCGCAGCCGCTTGATATACAATAGGACGGTAAAGTTTTTCGGGAATATCTATACCGTCATCATCGTCTATGCGAGGGAGTGGCTGATATACGGCTCTTTCCACTGTGTCATTTTCTGTTTTGCAACTCCAAAATTCCAACGTGCGTCCCTCTGGACGAGTTATAATAGCGCATTTCGGCTTTTGCGGAGTTCCGCGAAGTCCTTTGTAGCGTGAATGCTGCAACTTATAACTTGCATCGGTTTCGAGTAAGACTGCAAACACGGGACGTTCCCAGCTCGTCATCTTGAAAGTTATAAGACGCATAAAGTCGTGGGGCAAGATTATCCAACCACTCACGCCATCTGCGTTCCAAAAAACAACATCGCCAAAATGATGTCCACTTTCAAGCATATATGTGGGTGCTTCCATAACGACTTCGCGCGTAGCATCTATGACTTTGCTTTTTATCAACTCATTAAGGGTGAGCGTATCTGTATCAAGGTCAGTCAGAAGATTGTCGCTTATGGCGTTTTCGTCCAACGTTATTCGTATGTCACGTTCTATCAGAGGGAGTTGGTAAATCATATTCGGTTAGAGTGTGTTTGTTAAAGTCCTGTGAATACTATTCCCACTTCGTGAGCAGTATCTTCAATGGCTTTCATCCCGCGTAATTTAGTACGACTTATACCACACTTGTCGCTCAAGTAGTCTTTTGCATCGTCAGCACAAGCTACCTTTACTACCTTTAGCTCTTTCCCCGTTTTCTCTTCGCTTGTCTCTTCCTTCGTAGGAATTTCTTTCTTCACTTCTTCGCCCTTGAAGAGTTTGCCATACTTGCTGTGTCGCTCAAGCCCACACTGCTCTTGTTCAATCTCCGTATAATAAACACTTCCGCCGCCTGTTAAGGGTGTAAAGGAAAGGTGTAGGCTCTTCCCGCTATGTGGCAGCACTATGCTAAGGCTTATATGTGTTTTCGCCGTGTATTTCTTTAATGCCATTGATTTGATAATTGATTAGTTTGTAAATAAGAGGAGGGGCCGGTTTCTTCTCGCCTGCCCCTCCGGCTCATAACATATAACTAAGGTAATCAGACTAAATTAGTTTCCCGTAGTGGTCGGTGCTTGTGCCAACTTCATACGTGCGTGTGCCTTAGCATAGCGCAAGTATAGACAGCTTACCTCTTGGATGACAACAGCATCCGTATTGCGTACACCTGCTTTCTTCAAATCAAGGATGTTACGCGACCAGCTGACGTGCGTTTTCTTCGTCAAATAATCGGGGTCAAGCGCAAAGCCGCAGTCGCTCATGCCGTTTGCATCGAAAAGCTCATGATGGATGGTGAGTACTTCGCCAAAGTCGGTGTCCCAACTCTTGAACTTCAAGTTCCACACTTCCACAGTATCTTTCAGACGGAACTTGTCGCTCTTAATCTTAGAAAAAGCAGAAAGCATATCAGAACCGCAAAGCAAAATTTTGCGCTTGTTGCCGATACCCGTCCCTACAAACAAGTCTTTCGTGATGTCCACAAGGTCTTCATCGCTGATAACAGCGCAGCCCTTGTCTGCGTCCCACGTGCCGACTTCGATGTCCTTGCCAGCTTGATACCAAATGCCGCCTGTAAACCACGTTGCCATACCATTCTTCGAGGTGTGGTGGATAACATTCTTTACACCGAAAAGGAAAGTATTTTCTTGGCTTAGACGCATATCGTAAATGCCGTCCTCTTCTAGGTCGTTGAAACCCCAATCTACTTCCTTTGCTGCAATCTTATCGAACGTGCTTTGCTCTACCTGTATCATAAAGTTTTGGCAATATTGCACCTCTGCAGTCGGGATATTATTGAAGCGTCCCGTCTGTACGTCCAACTCGCCACAAGCCTTTCCCATACGCACAAGGGTAGTTCCTGCGGGGATGGCAGGAACAAAGATGGCTTGCTTGTTTCCATCTAGATTTCCGTTTACAGCATAAACCGTTGGCATATTGGTGCTATCATTCTTACCACAGACACATAGCACGAGGTCAGGGGTGTTCTCGTCATCTGCATCGTATGCAATGCCCTTGTCGTTATACTTACCCTTTACTCCCACTACGCGAATGGTGTCATCAAGCGTAAACATATTTACGTCATCCACGGGTAGCGAAATACTTGCCCCGCTAGTCTGCGCAGTGACAGCACTAGTAGTGGTGCAAGAAATAGGACGAGTGCCGACACTGTAATACTTCACCTCAAAGCTATCACTCTTTTGTGCCTTTGCATAACGGCTGATTTGGTCAACAGGCGTTGCCATTGGGCGGATTTTGACAATGCGCTTGTCTATGTCCTTTGTGTAAAACTCACTGTCGCCGTCCTCACGTCCCTGCGTCTCCGTTGCAATTCCGTTGGGGCTAAATTTACCTTCGGGATTTCCTGCGTGGTGTCCGTCCGTTCCACTGTTACTCTTACCCGCATCGGGCAAATCTGTGGCAGCTGCCATAAGTACACCGCTCCCCGCACCTACGAGCATCCCAATCAAGCTAAGCGTAAGACTTAGCAGTTTGCTCATACCTCTCTTCATCTTTTTCATTTTGTTGTTGGTTTTTAAGTTGTTTATTTTCTATCGTTCTTTATTCGTTTCTCTCCGCCACGTTCCCAAATCGTTTGGTTGCTGTCAGAGAAGTTATCAAGTGCGCCAAGATTAGGCATCGCTCTGCGTCTTGCACCACCACTATTGCGTCCGACAAGCTGTGGCGTGCCGTCTCCTTTTTCTTTCTTACGCAAACGTTCCTCTATTTGTGCGTTCCGTCCACGTGTCTCGCCCTCAACGTCTGCATTTGCAACGTCTGCATCGTGTGTCAAAGCCTTGCGAGCCATTTCCATACTTTCTTCAGAGAACTTTCCTATAATACCATCGCCAATCACATTGGCTAGGAAAGCCATAATGTCATCCGTTTCCTCATCGCTAAGCCCATTCTCCTCTTGGTACTTATCAAGCGTGTCTAATGATTTCCCAATGTTCTCTTGATATTGCTCCTCAAGTTCCTTGTTCTTAGCAACACGCTCTAAAAAACTTTTGTTGGCAGCAGCCATTTCCTCTTGTTTCTCCGGGTCGTCAATCGCATCTCTGATTTCCGAACCAAACATACGAACGAGCTGCACAGCGGGGTCTTCCCCTTTATGCCAACTCGTGAGAAATGCGGCACTCCGAGGGTCGGCGTTAAACATATCTATCAACGACTTCTCGCGTTCCTTATAACCGTTGATTTGACCATCGTAATCATCGAAATCATCGTTTATTTTCCCGTAGAAAGTCTCTTCGTCATCGAAGTTCTCGTTAGGATATTTCCCCTTCAATCGCTCATAAGCCCGCATTTTATTGCTTTTGCTTGCTTGGCTTCCTGTCTGTTCCATATACGAAGTATTTTTTTGTTTGGGAGCGAAATTAACGGGCAAAAAGCGGAATTCTTTTTATCTGTTTACTTTTTTGCGATGTATCTTTGCGAAGGAAAAAAACTATGAAACACAGAGGAAGTAAATTTGAATATACTGTCGAGCGAGACGCAGATTTACAGCGTGCGTGGCGTGAACAAATAAGTTCAAGAAAAATAATTGTAGTAGATGATGTTTTTAAGTCTTTAGTGGATATGCCATCAAAGCGTTTTTGGGTTAGCTGTGAACGAGCTAGTATTGTGTTAACCAAAATGTTCAGCGTGCAAGAAGAAGAAATGGAAGAGCTATTATCTAAGATGCGTGGAGAGAAAGGGGAAATGTATAGAGAACTCGCTTTGCGCGTCAAACAAAAAATGCATAACGAGGGATTGCCTTTCCAAATTGCCGTATCTAATGTAGTAAACGAACAAGCTCCACGTTTCTATCTTACGCCAAAGTCTGCAAAAATCATCTTTTACAAAATGCGCAGGAGGATGAAAAAGGAAGAACAGAAGTAATAAAATGCAAAAAATAAGAGGAAATAGAACAAAATATATTATACTCTTTCTAGGGTGTGTGATATTACTGTTAAGCCTGTTGCCTGTAAGTTGTGAGGGAATATCCGCTAATTGCACTCTCCTTGCAAGGTTGCGTTATCCCTTAATGCATACTTCCCTGCTACACGCTGCATTGAATGTGTGGTGCTTATGGGTTTTGGTTTTTTATTACGGAATAGGCTCGCTGCGCATCGCTCTCGCTTACATTATTGCGGTTTGTGAGCCATCGCTCTTGTTACCTAGTGAGCCTACAATCGGATTATCGGGAGTTTGTTTTGCATTGTTGGGGATGAATACATTTCACGTAAAGCGAAAACTTTATTGGTCGAAATGGATGTTCTTTTATTTAGTTGTAGGGTTCTTCCTGCCTTGTGTAAGCGGCGGAGTTCATTTGTGGTGCTTTTCTATAGGGCTTTGCTGCGAATGGTTAGTTAACGTGTGTGGAAAGAGATGAATGACGAGCTTACAAAAATCTTAGCTGAAAACGAGTTGCGGCTCTCGCGCTTCACCGCTCCCTTTAATCCTATTACGGGGGATGGGAGCATCGGGGAGCGCGTGGAATTGCATATTTCTGATTTTTGCATACCCTCGCAATTTGTCCCAAAGGAAATGTTCTACTTGCCCATAATTAAAAAGATTTCAAAGGCTGGTAGCATCTCTACTTTTGTCAAAAAGGAATTTAATCTTTTAGGCAAAGCGGCGCAGGAAATAGAGAAGAAAGTAAGCGAGCAACTTATTAGGCTGCGCTGCCTTTATGATTTCCCATTTTGGGCGGCTGCGTATGTGTATATCAAGAATAAGGATGGCGGCGAAGATGTATTGCTGCGTCTGACTCCTCCGCAACGGCAGATAGTAGAACGCTTTGAGCGTGCAAGGCTCGCGGATAAACCTATCCGCTTACTCATCTTAAAGGCGCGACAGCTAGGAGGCTCTACGCTCATACAGGTATATATGGCGTGGCTGCAGCTGCTGCATCGCCGTGGGCTTAATTCTCTTATTATTTCTCTGCAAGGCAAGGCTTCGGATGAAATATATGATATGTACGACCGCCTTATTAAGTCTTACCCCGTGTGGCTTCTGCACGAACTCGGAGAAACTTATAACGAAACTGAAGCAAAGTTTGTCGGCGTGGGTACTTCGGGAGCTATACACCGCGTGCCGCAGCGAGGGTGTAAAATCAAACTAGGTTCTGCCGAGAAGCCCGATAGTTGTCGTGGTGGCGATTACTCGCTAGTGCATCTGTCCGAGGTGGGTTTGTGGAAAAAGACGGATGGGAAATCACCCGAAGATATTGTGCAGTCGGCTTGCTCTGGCGTCTTGCTCAAACCTTACACTATGATTGTGTATGAGAGTACCGCACGAGGCACTGGCAACTTCTTCCATAAAGAATATACAGCTGCTAAGGCTGGGCGTTCCCAATTTGAAGCTTTGTGTATTCGTTGGTTTGATATTCCGCAATGGTCTTTGCCTTTTGAGAAAGACGAAGATAGAGCCGAGTTTGCTAGAACTCTCTACAACAACAAAGAAAATTCAAACGCTCCTAGCGACCGCGAAGAGACGGGAAAATATCTATGGTGGTTGTGGGAACAAGGGGCAACACTCGAAGCCATAAATTGGTACATCAAGGAAAGGCGCGGACGTTCTTCGCATACGAAAATGTCTAGCGAATACCCCTCTGACGATGTAGAAGCTTTTACCGATATAGACACCGCTCTGTTCGACCGTTACCAAGTAGAACGACTTAAACCTGCGTGCCGTCCTCCGAAATATGTCGGAGATGTTTATGGGAAAGCTGACGAGGGGGAGGACGCACTCGCTGATTTACGCTTCACAGAGGATAGCCGTGGCAAACTTTGGGTATGGGCTTTGCCCGAATTTGACCCCGAAGAAGAGGTTGCCGACCGCTATCTTGTAGTGGTGGATATTGGCGGACACTCTGACAAGGCTGATTGGTCTGTCATCTGCGTGTTCGACCGCGTAATGATGATAGACGGTGGAAAGCCCTCTGTAGTGGCACAATGGTACGGACACACCGATATGGATTTGCTTGCGTGGCGTGCGGCACAGATAGCTGCCTACTACGACAATGCCCTGCTCGTTATCGAAAGCAATACGCTTGAAACGCACGACCGCGAGCGAGAGGTTGACGGCGACCAATCTCATTTTATCCTCAATCTTATCAAAGATGTATATCCTAATCTCTATGCCCGCAAACAGTCAGAAGAAGATATACGCGAGGGGCGACCACGTAAATATGGTTTCCACACCAACGTGGCAACAAAGCCTATGGTGATTTCTACATTAAAAAAAGTAGTACGCGAGGGGCTATATGTAGAGCGCGATGAACGTTGCCTGCACGAACTATTGGTTTACGAACGCAAACCTAATGGCTCTTTTGGGGCAATAGCGGGCGACCACGACGACCTGCTGATGACCCGTGCCATAGGTTTGCATATCTGCCTACGCGAAATGGAACTACCCCGTGTAAGAAAACGTAACGATGGTAGCAAGTTCGTTTTGAAAAAAGCTGTTTCAGAAGCAACACTTTAATCATTCTATCATCATACAATAAAACTTCGGCTTATGAATTTCTTAAAAAGACTTCGTGCGCGGATTATCCTAAAAAGAGCCATTAGGCTTGCTGATGAAGCCTATCTTCAATCTCCTCATCGTTGGTATGTAATGGCTACTACAGACGGGAAGCTGTGCGTGTTAGACCGCAAAAACTTTCGCATTCTTAAACGTAAGCACTACATTGCTGCGGGCGTAACCTGCTTCGACCTGCTACGCGAATGTTTCTACTTCACGCCACTGCGAAACGGAACGGGAGCTATTACACATGAGGAGCGGGAACAAAAACTTCTGCAATATTTTTCTTGGAAGAAGAATTTTTGAGTTTACAATAAAACGGTCTCTAGGAGTAAATCAACTAGAGACCGTTTTATTCTATCCCTTTATCATATTGTAGGCATTGTTCACCGCGTTCATATTCGTGCCTTGCTGCACTTGTTGCTGCATTTCAGACGAAAGTCCATCGGGTATAGTGCCTTGTTCTAATTGCTCTTGCTGGCTTTGCAAACTTTGTAATAGCTCATCGGCAAATGGGAAATCGCCATGTTCGAGCAACTGCTGCAAACTGATTTGTCCGCTTTGCCATATCTGCATCAAGAACTCGTTTGCCATCTGTCTGTATGCAGGGGTGCTGGTGCTTTCCGTGATACTCAAGTCAAACTCTATGTCTCGTATCTTCTTCGGGTCATACTCTATCTGCGCACCGCTCTTGCCCGCAATGTTGAACACTCGCTTCGTGTCGTAGTATTGCTGCATATTCTTCACGTCCTTATATGCAGCGTCTATTACGAATTGAGAATAAGAGTCGAGCATATCAAGCAAAGACATTGTTGCATTCTGTGCCTGCTGACTGTAGAGTGAGCCGCTCACGTTGCTGCCTGCCTGTCTGCCTTGCAATGCCCCATGCACACCGCTGATGTCCTCAAAGAACTTCAGCTGTATGTTCAGAAGCTCACTAATGCCGATGTTTGTTGCGTTGTTTGAAATCTGTTGTGGCAGGGCTGCGCCATTCTTCGTCTTAATGGCAATCACACCATTGAACCTACTCCATTCATCCGCAATATCCTCAAGGCTCATTCCATTGGGCAGACATTCCTCTGGGAAAAGGAGTACACCCTTTGCCGAAGCTCGCATTATCCAATCATAAAGCGTAATAAGGCGATTGGTATAGCGTTGTTGGTCTATCACGTCAGAGACGAACGAGTGTATCTCTCCGTCAATGAAAGGATAAGCCTTAAATACGTATGGATTTCCCTTGTGTTCGTATGGCGTTTCGCCCTCTGCAAGAATATCACCAAATGGGCTAAGATAGTAATAATACCAATAGTTGTCCACAAACCACTTAGCTTGTATAAGCGGGATTTCTTCTTCGGGCATTCCTGCTTCTGTTCCTTGACGGATGCGGTCAGCGTTTACCGCTTCTACCATATCTTCGTAGTCCTCTTCGTCTATCTTGTAAACATCACCATTGTTGTAGTCGTGGCAACGATAGCGCGGCTTACTCTCCTTGCGCCATACCTCTATCACACGACAACGAGAAGGGTCGCTTGTTAGCAAGAAGTCGTAGTTCTGCAAACGAGAATAACCAAACTCCTCATACGTGCGGTTCATATAATCGCGGTTGCGTGCCGAAGCATAAATATCGCGGAGCTTCTTGTAATCTTCGGGGCTTTCGGCGAACTGCTCGCACACGTTCTCGAAACTTACATCGTGTATTTCGCCAAGTAAGCTCACGTCCCAACCACGGAAGTCACGCATATTGCTGTCGATGAAAAAGTTGTTTGGCTGCACATAGTCCGTCCAACAGTCCAACTTGTCATTTCTCCAGCCGAACCACTTGCGGTGTACCACAAAGCCACTTATCAGAAACTCCTCCATTGAACGCGCATACACCTCGCTCATCCTGTTCATCTGCATATTGCATTGCAGGATGGTACTCATCGTTTCGCCCAGTTTCTGCTCGTCACGGTCGCGTGCCGTGCAGGTCGGCTCCTTGCTCTGACTGCGATACACACCAAGCACATTGCGCACAAGACGGCGTATGAGGTTGTTCTTCAATGGTACGCTGCCCTGCGTCTTGATGTATTCCTCCTCGGTCATCTCCTCGCAGTCAACAGTAACATAGTCGCCCCACTGGTCACCGTATGTGTAACGCTTGTTGCGCTCCCTGTCCTTGCGGAACTTGCCCATATTGCCCCACGCTTGCTGCGCCTGTAACAGCACGTCGAAGCCACGGCGGCGGTCAAACCGCATCGACCGTTTCACCGTGTCCATTTCTATCTTCGGCTGTGTCACCCTGCTTAATGGGTGTAGTTTCTCTGCCATCATATCCTTGTATTACGTTTTCTGCAAAATTAAGCCAATGCGTCCATCAGACTGTTTTATTTATTTCTTTTCGTCCAACATCCGCAGGGCTTCCACCATTTCAACTTTGAGACTGTCTTGCTCGGCTTGCAGCTCTTCGCGCTCCGTATCGTCCTCGGCTTCCTTGATGTCGTCCTGCAAGTCGCTTATGTCGTAAATATAATCTTCCATGACCTCAAAACGTTGCATCTGCTTGGAGTTGTTCAAAAAGTCAAGTTTCTCGGCATATTCCATAAGACCCTCATCGGCTGCGTGCTCGTATTTGTTCAGCAACCGTTGTGTCTCGTAGTACTCATCGCGATACTTGAAATACTTCTCGTTCACACTGCGCATCTTTGTACGCTCATCGGCGTTTTTCACCACACGAGAGGCTATCGGGATGTTGCGCCAGTCAAACTCACGCTCGCCCGAAATGGTCTCTGCCGTTTTCTGCATTTGGTTGATAGTGGTGCTGACACCTCCGAATGCTCCCTCCAACAGATGTTCAATGACTGCGGGATTGAGGTCTGCCCAACCTTTCTTGTAGTCATCGCCGCCAGTCCACTCATTGAGTGTCTTACTCAAATTGATAAGACTGTGGTTTGTGCGGCTGTACGCCTTTGTCCAACTGGGCATATTCTCATTATAAGGAGTGTCCTTGTAAATAGGTAGTCCCGTCCAGTCTTTATTGATGTAGGCTTCCACAACAGGCTTCACGCTGCTTGGTATGGCTGCTGACAGTCCGCCGCCACCCTCCATAAAGTCAAGAGGCATGGCTTGTGAAATCTGCTCGGCTATCTTCTTGGCTATCTCACCGCCACTCAATTTCTCGTTGCCTGTCATCACACTGGTAGCCAATTCGCCAAGTCCGTACATGGTGCGAAGCTCAACACTCAACGGTATGGTCACCCACTTGTCGCCTATGCGGAAACAGATGTTGCTCCTGCGCACAAAGTCTGGCAGGTTGTAATAGTTCTTCTCGTCATCGCCGTCACCATCACCGCCCAACAATGGTATGAGTGTGCCTAACAGATAGGTCGCGGCCAGCATGGCAGTTCCTTTTGCAGGGTGCTTGGCTATGCCTTTGCCAAAATTGTACGTTCCTTGTATCCCTGCATTCCAGAACACATAGCCTGTGCGTCCTACACCCGACACGAAAGCACCAATCTTTCCGAGGTTGGTCTGCCCTGTGGCATTGAGGAACTTTGACCCTGCGCCTTTCTTGTTGAAGTTCACGCTTATCTCCTTTGCGTCCCATACGGATTTCTCCACGCTCCTGCCCATTTCACGGCTTGTGGCAAATGCGGCGAAACGAGCGCAGTTCTCAACAGAACGGTTCAAGTCATCAAAACGCTCGCCTAACAAAGAGAATGCTTTTCTCAAAGGTATGCGGCTGTTGCGCTTGGCAAGTTCCTTGCGCACGGTGCGCTTGTGTGCCTCAATGTCGCGCTGCACAGTGTAGCC